TCACTGGTTTTTGTCCTTCGGCGTATTGAGCCGGTCCGTGAGGTTGTCAATCGCCGACTTGGCCGGCGCCGGCGCGGCCGGTTCCTTCGCCGCCGCCGCCGCTTCCTTCTGCTCCGCCACGTCCGCCCAGGTCGTTTCGCCCGTCTTGATGCTGGTATAGATTCCGCGGAGCTTGACAAGCTCGGCCGGCGACGCGGCGCCGAGGTCGTGTCCCATAAATTCCTTGAGCGCGGACGGCATAACGCCCAGCTCCGCGAACGCGTCGGCGATCCGCTTCCGTTCCGCGTCCGGGTCCTTGGCGACCTCGCCGGCCAAAATGCCCTTGATGGCCGCCCGGCATTCGTCCTGTATGTCGCCCGGCAGGATCCGCAGGACGGAGTTTCGTATCGCCTTACTGATCAGGTTGTTTTCTTTGGACAGGACCTCGTCGTCCGTGGCCTCCACGATATAGACCGGCTTGCCGGAGCTGTTGATACGCGTGGCCAGGGCGAGCTGCCCCTTTTTCAGGAAGGATCGCTCGACGGTCTTATCAAACGTGACCGACTTCGCCCAGGGCGTATTGGACTCGAGGTCCGTTACGGTGACCATGAGGACGCGCTTTTGCGGGTCGTCCCAGGTCACGGCCGACTCTGAGAGAACGTTTGTCAGGCAACGAACGGCGGCCTCGGCGAACCGGATGGAAAATCCTTCGACGCCGTTGCCGACCGGCTTGAGATACCAGGCCGACTTGGCGAAGCCGGGCCGGTTGCATTCCCGCAGGAGCCGGACGCGGACCTCGTCCATATCCCGCGGGCGCCGCATGGCCATTACGTAACGCGCTTCGACGAGCGCGCGCGCCTGGGCGGCGGCGGCCGAGGACGCGGTTTCGCCGAGCATGGCCAGCTCCGCGCCGCTGAAATCCTGGCGCGATACCGTGCCGGCGGCCGGCGCCGTGTCAATCGCTGTTGGTACCTGTCCCATTTTTTCCTCCCTTGCGCGGCACGCCGACCCGGCGGAGAACGCGCGGCGTTGACGGTTCGACGACGTGACCGGAGCGCGGCTCGACTTTCCATTGCCAGCGTGACCCGTCGACGAGCACGCCCCACGTGGCGGAGCCGAGCGCGGCCTTAACCTGCGCCTCGGCCGCGGCCTTCGCCGCCTCGAGGACCTTGATATCCGCTTTAAGACCGGCGATTTCCTCGGCCGTCTGGAGCGCCTCGGCCGGCAGGGCGATCGTTTCGCCGCTGTCCCGTGGATAGAGCGCGTGCAAGGCCTCGCGCGTTCCTTCCGTTCCGTCCGCGGCCGGCGGCGTCCGGTCCTGGACGCATTTCCAGAACGCCTCGAGCACGGGAAGCATGGCCGCGATAAAGGCGTCATTCCGCGGCAGGTCCGCCCACCAAAACTGGAGGCCGCCGATCAGCGCGGCCAGGCTCCCCCAGCTCGCGCCCGTTACGGCCATTTGCGCCTGTAATTGGACCTGGAAATGTACGGGCGCCTCGGCGTCAAACTCCGACGACTTGCCGGACCAAAGGGCCTTACATTCCAGCGGCCCCGGCCCGGCCTGGTCCGGCGCCGTGACGACCTCACGGTCAAGGGTCGCCGTCAAAAAGGACAGGTCCGCGTGGCGGCGGATATGGAAGGCGCCCAGGTTCCGGACCAGGCGGCCCGTGACCTCCGCGTATTCCTCGGCAATGACCGGCTCGAGGCGCCGGCCGCGACGCATCCATGGCGTTTCCTCGTCCGTGGCCAGGCCGAGCTTCGCCGCGTACACGGCCAGCGGCCCGCGCCGCGGGTCCACGCCCAGGACGGCCGGAACTTCGGACGCGCCTATGCCGAGCTGGCGCGCCTGCAGCCACGTGGCGCGATCGGGCGGCGTGGTCATTCGCCCTCCGCCCATTCGGCCCGCCCGCGTGCACAGCGCAGGCATAGCGGCGTGTTCCCGTAATAGGCGAACGTCCACGTCTTACAACCGTCGCCCCATTGCGTCCCGTGACAGCGTTCGAACCGGCCGACCTGGAGCCGGCCGAGGCCTTCGACCGCGCCCGGCCAGCGGAAAACCCTGTGAGCGTATTGCTTGAGGCCGGCAATGATTCCGGCCTGATAGCGCGGGTCGCCGCTCATGCCGCGACCTCGCCGTAGACATGCCAGACGAACATTCCGGCCTGCTTGAACGTGCCGAGGTACGCCCAGCGGTTCCCGGCCGCCGCCGGCTCCAAGGCCTGGCCTGTGCCGACCACGCAAAAGCGGCGCCTTTCGCGCGGCCGGGCGGCGTCAACCTCGAAATACAGCGACATGCCGCCGGAGCCGTCCGCGGCCACGGTCAGGAACTCGGCGCCGGCAGGAATGTCATGGGCGAACCAGACCGGCTCGCCCAGGAGAACGGGATAGCGCCAGACCTGGAGCGTCAATTTGGCCGCCCTACGGCGCGGGCCGTGTCGGCCGCCTCGAGCCGGACGGTTTCGGCCAAGCGGTCGCCGTTAACGCCCAGGTCCAACAGCGTGCACAGGGCGGCGTAGAAGACGCCATAGACGACCAATGGCGGACACGGCCGCAGGTACTCGAGGGCGCGCGCCATGGCGTCCGCGGCGACCTGCTCCGGCGTCGGCGTCGGCTCCCTCATGAGGACCGCCCAGGGCGGATAAGCCGGACCGTGGACCCGCCTTCGACGCGCCGGCCGGACAGGTCGGACGTGTCCGGCGTCAGGCGCCCGCCCCGGACGACCCGGAGCATGCCGGCCTCGAGCGGCGCCGGCTCCGCGCTAGAACGCCTCAGGACGCGCGCGAGGGCGCGGGCCGATACATACTCCTCGCCGGCGTCGAGTCGGACCTGGCCGGCGTCGCCAAGGCCCAGGAAACCGGCGCCACAGCGGGAACAGCGGAGCGAGCCGCGGCCTTGGTAGCTCGGCCGGAGATATCGGCCACGATGGAACAGGCGGCAATACCAGCGCGGCGGCGTCATGTGGACAACGTCCAGGGCGGAGCGGCCAGGGCGATAGCGCGCCGGAGCGCGCGCCAGGCGGCATGCTCGTCGTCGCCTTGAAAAATGCCAATGTTCCGCTTCCGGGTGAAATAGAGCGCCGTCAGTTGCGCGGCCTCGAGCAGTTCCGGCGCCGCCAGGATCAGGTGTCCGTTTGCCGTCGTTTCGGTTCGCGTGACGACATGGGCGGCGTCCTCCGTCGTGACGAACGCTTGCCAGCGAAGCTCGGCGACCACGCAAGGCGCCAGGCGGTTGATTCCGAACCGGAGCGCCCACGGCGCCGGCGAATGCCGGGCGGCGACCCAGGCCGTCATGACCAGGCGTCCTTGATGCGCGCCAGGTAATCGGCGGCGACCTCCGGCTTTATCTCCGTCCGGAAGTCCTGCAGGACGGACAGGCCGAAGATGATTTCCTCGAGGCGCCAGCGCGCGCGCGGGTCGGTCGTTTTGTCCAGGGCGTCAAACGCGGTATTAAGGACCGTGGACAGGCGCGGCGTGGCGTCACGGTTCGCCTGGTGGACGCGCGCGTCCAGCTCGGCGTCGGCGGCCTCCGCGGCTTCGCGGCGGCGGTTGGATCGCGACATTGGATTGTGCCCAGGTTGTGCCCGTCCCATGACGAGCCATCCGTTTTATAGGGCGCCCGGCGATACGACGCCGCGCCCGTAAACCGCTGACTTTGCGGTTCGGATGCGCTTATGAGAGCGTTTGACTACCTATGGCGCAAAGGTTGGACGCGTGCCACGTACACGTGAGCTTTTGATCGTGCACGATGGAACGCGAGGCCCCTAACGCCATAGGCATAAATCACTTACTCGCTCTGTGCGCTTCCGCCCCGTCCGCTACGCCCCGTAGAATGTGCCCGTCCTGTGCCCGTCCTCAGTTGCGCGACCTTGTCCGGCCCGGCCGCGACCTCCGCGCCGAGCTTGCCTAGCTTGGCCAGGCCCGCGCTCATGTCCTGCTCGTTTACGATGTTGTAGCGGTCGAACATGGCGCGCGTGCGCCATCCGCAAATCGCCATAACAACCGACTCCGGCACGCCGGAAAGCCGGAGGTTGCGGGCGGCCGTCCGCCGGAGGTCGTGAACAATCCGGTCCACGCCGGCCGCCTTGCGCGCCGCGTCCCATTCCCGCTGGAAACTCTTGACGCGCGAGCCGTCCTTAGACCGAAAAAACACGTTCGCCACGATAACGCCCAGGTCATGCTGGAGCGCGTCCGCGCGCGCCCGTTGCGTCTGTATCAGGTCGGTCAGGTCCGCGGACGCATGAAAGGGTAACGTCTTCGCGTCGCCGTTTTTGGTCTTCTCGATTCGCGCCACGCCGGCGACCAGGTCGACCTGGCGCCATTCCAGGCCCTTCGCCTCGCTGCTCCGCCAGCCGCACAGGTACAGAAACTTAAGCAACGGTTTCAAGTCGTCATGGAGGCGCGCCAAAACCTTCTGGAGGTCGGATTCCTTGAAAAAGCCGGTCCTGGTGTTGTCGACCTCGATATTCGGAAACACGGGCCGCGCGCTGATCGCGCCGGACAGCATGGCCACAGTAAACGACTTGCGGACCGTGGACAGCTCGTTCCGAATGGTTCCCGCGGCGGCGCCCTCGAGCCGGCGATGCGCCACGTAACGGACGAAGCCAACGCCGGTCAGGTCCACGGCCAGGACGTCCTCGCCGAAAAACGCGGCCAAGTGTCGGAAGTGTTGGGCGGCGCCGATCAGGCTACCGCGACCCGTGGCGATGTATTCGGCCTTGAGCAGTTCCCGCAGGCCGGCCTTACCCGGCTCGTCCGTGCCGATCATGCGGAGCTTGCCGGCCTTTTGGCCGACGTATGTATTCGTTTCGATTTCGGCAATCCGCCGCCGCCGGAGCGCGACCGCGTCGCGGACGTCCAGGCCGGACCGGCCCTCCGCCTTGGACCTCGAGGATTCCCGGACGACTTTCCCCTTGACGTAATACTTGATCCACCAGTAACGGCCGCGGAGATACGGCTCGCTTCCCATGCCGCGCGCCTTCGCCTTCGTGGGCGCCATTAGCTGGCCGCCTTGCTGGTCCGCCGGCGCCGCGGCCGGAACGTCCGCCGGATCGCCTCGTTGATCAGGTCGGACAGGTCCGCCGACCGCGGCGCGTCGCCGCGCCCGATCCGGTACGCGCGTTCGCGCCGGAGCGTGTCTAGCGATCCGTCGTCGAAGTAAAACGTCGCCTTGACCTGGCCTTGTCGGTTCCTCATATGCAAGCATTCCTCCATGACTTATGCTTGCATTTCCATGCGGGCGGCGTCAATCCGCCGCTTGCCGGCGAACCATTTGGACAGGCCCGCCACGTTGAACAGGACCGTCCTCGAGCTGAGCTTGACCCGGAACGGTTGATGCCGCGTCGCGGACATGAGCCAGCGGCGCCGCTCCGGAGTGACCTCGAGGCCGAGGGCGACCAGGGCGGCCTCCGGCGTGACCAGGCCCGCCGCTTCCTTGGCCGCCTCCGCCTCGCGCGCGACCTCCACGGATGCGCGCTCCGTCTCTTCTATGGCCGTGGCCATGCCGGCGGCCAGGGTCGCTAAGCAGGCCGTCAGGCCGAGGGCGAGCCGTTGACGTTCGGCCGCGCCGGCGAGGGCGACCACGCCCGGCAGTTCCCGGAGTATTTCGTTGACTGAGCTTGCCACGGCTAACGCCTCCACGCCCGCGGGCCGCCGGACCGGGGAGGGTGCCGACCCGGCGGCCGAGTGACACGCGTTGCGCCTGCCTCGGGTCAATCCGCCGGCCCGATCAGGTGTTGCCCTTTGGTTCCCGTTCGATATGTCGGACAAAGGTAAGGCGGCGGCGTGACCTGGTCAAGACACAAAATCGGCTATTACCGGCGGAGTGGCATACCGCCCATGGTGGCAACTCCGCTAAGCCGCACTAGATGCGCCAGTTAATGTGCTCAATATACACGTGATCGGCGGACGGCCTGGCAGATACGGCGAAGCAGGGCGACCGGGTCGTCGGTTTCGTGTGACGCCTGCGGCCGGGTCCTCAACTGGACGGGAATCACGCTCATGATTGAACGGGTCGGCATCCTGGTCGTCCTCGCCCTGCTCGCCGTTGCCGGCCAGGCCCGCGCCGCCGAGGTCGTGTCCGTGGTCGTCCAGACACAGACCGTCAACGCCGCGCCCGGCGCCAACCTGACGACGCGGAGCGGCGCCGGCGCCCAGTTCTCGGCCGGCACGTGGTATTCCGTCCTGCCGGCCGGAGGACGCCTGGTCGCCTGGCGCCTGGGCGTTGACCCGTCCAGCAACGATAGCTCTAAGGTCCGCGTGACCTGCGCCCGGCGACCGTACAAGGCCTGCTCGGCCCGTCGCCGGCCTTGCGGGTCGACCTCCTGGCCGTGATCGCGGAGGCGCGGCGCGCGCGCGAGGGCCGGGCGCGCCTGTGCCGCTGTCGCCGGTGCGGCTATACCTGGCGCCCGGAAAATCCGTCCGTCCGTCCCACGTCCTGCGCGCGCTGTAAATCCAAGTCATGGGACGTGGCGCCGCGTCGTATAATCGGCCCGCGGAGGTCAGCAAAATGAACAGGCGGAAGCCAATGACGGGCGCCCGGCTCCGGTCCTTACGCCGGCGCGCGGGCCTGACGCAAGGCCAGCTCGGCGACATTGCCCGGATGCATCCGAACACGCTCTCCCGGCTCGAGGGCGAGCAGGTCATACCCTACAGGACGTCCGAATACCTGCGTGGACTCCTCGAGCGGATCCTGGCGCCCGGCCAGGTGGCCTAGGATCCGCCGGCGGCCTGCGGCTCACGTCCACGCCACAGGCCGCCCCGCGCGGCCGTTTTAGTCCTCGGCCAGTAGCGCCCGCAACATCCGCCGATACAGGTCAACGTCCTGCTCGAGGCGTTCAATCGTTTGCCGGAGCCGGAGCAGGTCTTCGGCCGGCGCGTTCCGGGCGCGCGATCGCCTGGCGGCCACGGCCGGATCAATCGCGCGTATCTGTACCTGCGGAATCGGCACGCCTGGGCGCCCGCCTTTCTCCGCCCGCTTCCTCCATCCGCGCGCCTGGGTCAACGGCTCGCCCTTGGCGTGCCGCCTGATCCATAGGCCGAGCAACGGCCGGGATAGCTCCAGGTCCTCCGCCGTCTTAGCCACGTTGCCCGATTCCTTCGCCTGCTTCACGGCGGCGAGCTTAAACGCGTCGTCATGGTGCCGGCGTTTCCGTTGTTTCCGCCGCCCCACGGGTCAGCTCACGCGCCGCAGGTTCGCGCGCCGTGCCGAGCGCCAGACGCCGCTGTAACGCGTTTCTATCCGGCGCGCCCGCTTTAGGTGTTGCTCGAGGTCGCGGGTCGGCATGTTCCGCACGCGAAGCCAGGCCGAATAACAGGCGTTGCACAGGCCGCGCCGCAACAGGCCGCCTTGCCAACAGGTTGACGTGGCGCAACGGTCGGCGGATTTCGGGCGAGTCGAGACTAGCGCATGCGTGGCCATAGGCGTTACTCCATTCCGTTAACGGGCCTAAACAAATTGTGTACCTGACGCCAAGGTCATAACCCACGCGCGCGGGCCGTGTCAAGGGCCGGCCGTCAATTCGTCGGCACGGGAAACGGAAGCTCGGATATCTGCAGGTCGTTCTGATCGTAGTAGGTCGTCAGGGTCCGCGTGACTTTCCACGTTCTGTCGAGCCGGCCGAAAATCACATCCGGCAACGTGGTGTCGGGTATGACCACGATGGGATTGAGCCGGCCGCCGCTCCGCCGGAAAACCTCGTCGCGCGCCGCGCGCATCCGGGTCTCGGTTTCAAAGTGAAACTTGAGGCCGAGCGTGCGCCTGGTCTGGGCGGACCGGGCGTAGACGGCCAGCTCGCCGACGCCGGTATCCGTGGCGACGTCGTCGCGCATATAGCCAATCTCCGCGCCGTACTCCGGCGGCACGGTCAAGGCGTACGTCTGACCTATGACCAGTTCGCCTATCTCAGGAATCACGCTGTTCGCGCCCACCAAATACGTCAGGTAGAAAGTAAAATACCGGGCGTACACGGGCGCGGCGAGCAATGCATAGAACGACGGCTGGACAATGGCTATGGTCGCCTGCAGGGTGGCAATGGGAAACAACGAATCCGTCGCGGAGTAAAACCGCGCCAGAACGCTAGCGTCTAGGTTATGCCCGTGCACGCTGACGAAGTCGGCGGCCGGGTAGTCGTAAATATCGTCCGCGTAACCTAGAGCCGCCGCCGCGATAACGAGCCGCATAGTGCAGGTGTCCGCTTGTGTTGTGCTAAACGGTTCTACCGTGTAGTTAACGGACGCCGCCGCGTATGTGTTCGGTACACGTGACATGACGCTACCACCACCAGACGACCATGTCCCGTTATTCTGTAGTTGACTGCCGGTCGTCAGGTTTTGAAGCGTCATGGCAATTCCCGCGACGCCGTCGCCGCGGAGCTGTGATGATATGGTGCGCTTCTCTCCCGAGCGTACCGTAAAGTTTTGACTTATGAGGCCCGGATTGAATTTTGCCGCGCTTCCGTTGACAAACTCGCCCGCGACAACCGTTTGTGTAACCGTCCCGCTCTCAACCGTCCAGCCGGACGGCGCGCCGCCGGACCAGGAGTCGAGACTGCCGTTAACGACGGAGTTTCCGTCGACTAGGATTTGAATTGACGTCGTCGCCGACGTCGTGCGGAAGCTCCGCGACGGCCGGCCGTCGTATAGGTTTGTTATGGGAAACAGTGGATCCGCCGACCCAATAAGAAGCGACACTGTACCCGTTTCAAGTCGGTTTACCCGTTCGCCGGACAGGACCCGGATGTCTACTAGAGCCACGGCCGCGCCCTCCCTTTTACACGTCCACGAAGTAGAGATAGAACGACGCCCGCGCCGTCAGGAACACGGACGCGTGGACCTTGATAAAGACGAACACGCGCTCGTCCGCCTCGAGGTCATATGGCGCGGGAAGGATCAGCGGCGGCGCGCGAAGCTCACGGCCGGCGCGATAGAGATAGTCGCCCAAGACCTCGCGCGAGTCGTCCAGGGCGGAGCCGGGCGCGCCCGTCTGTACCTGCGCGCTGATCCGCAAGGACGGCTCGTCCGCCGATTCGGAGTCGACGCCGATTGACCAGCCGGCCAGGCGCGGGAAGCCGGCCGGCGCCGCGACCTCGAGGACGCGCCGGCCGTTGTTAAACGGGCCGGCCGGTACGTCCAGCGTGTTGACATAGACGCCCTTGCTGCTCGGCATTTCTAGTGCAAATCCCAAACCGCCCAGGCGCGGCCGACCAGGACGCCGACCACGAAGGCGGCGGCGATCCATAGACACTCAAACACGGTTGACGCCCTTTCCCCTTACGGCAGGTCCGCGATTTCCTCGTCGGATAGTACGGCCTGGCCTATGACGAAATGACTAATCCATCCGTCCGCCGAATTGGCGCCCGTCTGGTCCGACCCGATATAAAGGAACGGCGCGGCCGGCAAGCTACCCGGCACGCCCGGCGCCGCGCTGTCGGCCGTGCTCTTGACGCCGTTCACGAAGCAGGAGGTCGTGTAAGCCGGCAGGCCTTCCTCGGCCTCCGCGCCCGTCCAGCGGCATCCGAGTTGATAGGTCATGCCGCGCGTAACGCCGCCCGTGACGGACCCGGTATAGTTCGCGCCGGCAATCCGGTTGCGGAAGACCCAGGCGCCCGTGCCCTGGTTATAGACGAGGCGCATAAGGTTTGACGCGTCATAGAAGGCCGTAAAGATAAAGGGATTCGCGCCACTGGCCAGCTCGTTACTGTTCCATTCCGGAACGAACACGCAATGCATGTATCCGCGCTCCGGCAGGACGATCCGCCGGCCGTGGAAATTCTCGATTGTGAGCACGTCCGCGGAGCGCGCGACCGTGGCCGCGGCCGTGACGATTCGGCTTGTCGCGTAACGGTAGACCTCGAGTTGGACGTGGTAAAGATGATTGATTTGCCCGGCTACGCCCGTCGCGGTCGGTATGCCTATGATGCTGGTTAGCGTGGTGTTGGACGTGCCGACGTTGATGCCGTTCGTCGACCAGCGGTCGCCCGTGGTCGACGCCGTCATGGTGTTCCATGTCTTCGCGACTTGCCACGTGGCGTCGGACACGCGGTAATACTTCGCGTCGAAGCCGCGTTGTAGCGCCACGGAAAGGGCGGCGCCGCTGTCGTCCTTGTGATCAACGCTCATGGACACAATGGAATTGGCCAGGATAGACGCGGTCGCCGTGCCCGTGATCTGCAGATCCGCCACGTGTATCGGCGTGCCGGCCGTGAATTTGACCGAGTTGCCGGAGGCGCCCGACTCGAAAAGTAGATCCGTCGTGTCGGCCGCGATCGCGGAGCCGTTGCTACCCGTGCCGGCCGACGTCCAGCCGGTGAGCGCATTGGCGAACGAGCTTTGTATCTGACTGTTCGTCGACGCGCCTTCGAACAGCTCGCCGAGCGTGGTGTTCTTTTCCGCGTTCGTGGCCACGGCGACGACCTGCTTTGTACCCTGCAGGGCCGTGGCCGCGTTCTCTATCCATGCGCTCGAGGCGCGCGTAAACGTCCGGCCCGCGCCAGGGTCCACGCGCGCGACGCCGTCCGAAAACGCCGGAGGTTGCTCCGCAATCATCGTGTCCCAAAAAAGACACAGGTAATCACGCAGGACCAGGCAACGGGTCTTGACCGTCATGGTCGTAAGGTCGATATCCTCGGATAGCTTGCGCAGGACGACCCGTTGCCATGGCTTGCTACCGGCGCCCGTATCGTCCGGCGTCGGAAACGCGTAATGGGTCATGGTGATATCGTCCAGAAGCTCCGCGTCCGCGAACCGTAGCGGCGCCTTGAATTCAACCGTGGTCACGGGCCGGCGGAACAGGCGCATAAACCTCGAGCCGTTGTCACGGGCGGCGCCGATTCTCACGGACGCCGGCACAAAATCGACGGTCAGGTATTGCTGGCTTACGTCCATTTCGTCGCCGACGATAACGCCCGTGCCGCCGAACAGGACGGCGCGAACGCCGGCCGTTGTCCAGGGCAAGGCCGTGCTCGGGTCCGTGAGCCATGTATCGGAGCGCGTGACCCATGAGTTATCTACGACCGGACCGTAAACGGCGCCGGGATAGTTGACGCCGCCTATCCGAATGGTCGGCGTAAACGACGAGTTGACGGCGCCGCCACGTTCTCGCACGCGCGTCACCAGGACGACGGACGCAATGGTCACGGCGGACGGCATGACCTCCGGCGCTACCCAATACGCGATCGTGACATGGGAGATCATGGTCACGGCGTCGTCAGGCCCGCCGACCGCGTCGTCTATACAGTCATGGATCGTGGCGCCGCCGGTCTTGACGAGCAGGCCGCCCGGATCCGTGTTGGTAGACGCCGGCCTCAAGTAAATAACGCTCATACCACGCGCGACGCGCTCCATGGTTGATCCATGGATATCGCGACCTTGTTTGTCACGGTCAGATCCGACACGACAAGGACCTGATAGAATTTCCCGGCCGTCTCTCCGAAAATGTACGGTAGGCTAACCTCGCGTGTCACGCCTTCCGTGTCTACCGGCATCTTAAAGGCGCCGCCCTCGTCCTCGTCCGCGTGGAACCATTGCTCGTCCGAATAAAGGCGCGCCGTGCAAGGGTCATTCATTCGGACGGCGAGTGTCCCGTTGCGCTTCCAGAAGACCTTGGCGCCGTGATCGTTTGACCATTCGTTGATCAGCTCGAGGGCCTTGACCTGGTTATCGCCGGACAGGCGCCGCGCGCCCTCATGGCCACGGGCGGAAAGGAACGCCGCCGTTTCCACAAACGATGTCGCGTCCAGCGGCGCCGTGGACGCGGCGGCGTATTCGCCGGAGCGCCAGTCATTGAAAACGAAATTCACCAGCAAGTGAAAGAGTATGTCCGCGGGATTCGTGATCAGGTTGCCCGTGCCGTCCGCCTTGTCGCTTAGGCCGTCCAGGTCAACCGTTATGGCCGATGTCCCTTGCGTCGCCGCAAAGTCAATCAAGGTGACGAGCTTGCCGTTGACGGTCGGATAGGTGACGGCATAAAGCGAGGCGTCTACCGCGACGCCGTCCTTGTACACGGCCCGGATGAGTTTCATTTTGCCCAGGCCGACCAGGTAACGGAAGCCGATCGCGTCCACCAGCAAGGCCGGCACGAAGCCGGCGCCGGTTATCCCGGTTGAGTTGTGCGTCCCATAGACGATCGGAATGTACTGACCGAGGACGGCGGAGGCCGCGGACGGCCAGTCGGCCTGGCTTATGATCGCGCGCGGAAGCGAGCCGTACTTGACCGGCGCGTTATTCATGCGAAGGCGGAGCTTCCATACCATGGGGCGGACCTGCTCCGCCGCGTCGAGTACGCCATTGAAAACGATAGGCGAGTCGCTGTCCGGCACGTTCGGCGAGAGCAGGCGGATGGTCGCCACTGACCCGCGGTAGCTTTGGCGATACGTGGCCAGGCGGATTGCGAGCCGACGCCGGTCCGCGGCCTTGCTTCCGCCGTCGCTGACCTCAACCTCTACTTCGACGTCCGTTAGATCGTTCGTCCGTTCGTTTACGCTCCTGGCGATGGATCCGGCGGCGAGCAGGCGCGGCTCGTATCCGCCATGCGCGGCGGAGCCGATCGCGACCGGAGCGTAACGCTTATTTCCGCCCGGTAGGGCAATCTCGAGGCCGGGATAAATCAGCGGCCGGCCTGGGCGGCCGATTCCCTTTTCCGTTTCCACCAGGAACGCGGAGGTCCACAAATGCGGAACGGCCGGCTCATAGTGGAGTAAGCTCACGGCACACGTAATAGTTTCCAAGGGTACGTCCGCGCCGTGCCGGCCGTTTGCTTGAGCGTGGCCGTGACGCCCTGGTCGAAGGCGGCCGGGCCGAGGACCTTGATGTTAGGCTCCGCGATCGCGCCGGCGAACGTGGCATAGAGCGCGGCCCGGACCGTGCCGGCGGCGAGGACGTTTTCCTTGAGGCGAATTTCTATCGTGTCGCCGGCAATCATGGCCGCCGCGTCCACGTGAAGCTCATAACAACCGGAGGCCGTGTCCGCCTTTAGAGTGTGCTCGGTCGCGACCACGACGAGCTGTGACCCGGACGCCGAAACAGATACCGCCATATCAGGCCGCTCCTCGCCGGAAACCCTGTTGCTCGAGGGCCGGGATTAGTTCGGACATGCCGCGCCGGACGTCCGCGGCGATTTGCTCGCGCAGGTCCTCGAGGACGCTATATCGCCCTTCCGTGGTGGACATGGTGTCGGCCATGGCGTTAACAATGGGCGACATGGTGATGTTTTGGACGGGCGCCTGCGCGCGAGCGACGGCCGCCGCGATCGTTTGACCCATGGCCGCGATAGCCGCGGACAGGTCGCCGCCGGCCGGCGCCGCGGCCATTTCGCCGGTAAAGTGTCCGCTGTGCCCGTATCCGCCCGCGCTAGACATCATGGACGCCGGCACGACGGCCACGCCTTCGTTAGGGTGCACCAGGAACCGGGTCATTCGGTTGACCCGCTTGGGCGCTATCAGGCGCCCATAGCCGCCCGCGCTCGTCTGACCCGCGCCTGTTTCGTCGCCGCCGTCCAGGTGCGTCGGTTGATACGTGCCGTGCTGGCCTCGGTCGCCGCCGTACGTGACCGGGATATTGATTCCCGGCATGTTGCCGGCGGCGGCGCCGACTCCGTTAATCGCCGGCACGACGCCGCCGAGCGCCAGGACGAGCCGGTCTACCGCCTCCACCATTCGGTCGATAGGATCCGTCGTGAACGTGACGCCGGCGGCCTTGGCGTTTTCGATCATGGCCAGCGTTGACTCGTCCATGGCGACGCCCGTTTGTCTCGAGGCGACAATCATGGACTGCAGGAGCGGGCCGACCGCGGTATAGGCGTCCGCGGCGCCGAGGCCGCCCTCGGTCGCCTGGGTAAACGCGTCGCGCGCGGCCTGCTCGTATGAGTGAAAAACATCCGTTGTCATGTAACCGCTGTTGGCCACGCCTTCGAATGACTGGCGGAGCGCGTCCACGCCCTCGAGCGCGCCGCGGACGGCATCGTTTCCGTCCGTGCCGAGCATGGCGAACAGGTTGGACATGGGACCGAGCAGTTCGGCTGCGTCGAATCCGCCCGCCTCGAGCTTTTCGCGCAGGGCCTCAAATGGCGCGGCCATGGCGTCAACGCCCGCTATCAGGCCGCTCTCTTTGACCGTCGCCCAGAACGTTGCGCTAAAGATGGTCGCCTGCGCGGCGGCGCCCTCTGGCGAGGTCACGTTGATACCGCCCGTGACGTGCTTTGTGTCGCCCTCGCCGGCCTCGAATTTCCCGCCTATCATGCGGCCCGTCTGCAGGACGCCCGTTATTCCGCCCATGGCGCCCGTCGACCGCTCAAGCTGTTCTTTGACGAAGCCGGCGATTTCCGGAATCTTTAGGCCTTCCTCGCGCGCCCGCTTGATCATGTCGACCATGGTTTTATCGCCGATGGAATTGGCGGCCGTGGCCGCCCTCGCGACCTGGACGAACGCGCCGCCGAGGGCCTTGATTCCTTCCTTCGCCGGCACGCCGCCGGTCTTTATGGCGTCGAATAGCGCCATGGTTTGCGAGCCGAAGTTGCGGGCGTCCTGGCCGCTCTCCGCCATGAGCTTTGGAAGCTCGAGGACGATCGCGGAGTTTAGCGATATGCCGAGTTTCTTTTGGTTGGCGATGATTTCCTTGCCGGCCTCGTCCGACACGTGAAAGCCGAACATCTTTCCCGCGTCGTCCGCCGCCTTCGCCCAGGCCGGATGGTGGATCAGGCCGACCACGGCGCCGATAACCGCGCCGATAACCGCGCCTATAGGCGTAAACTGGCCGCCCGCGGCGGCGCCCGTGCTCGCGCCCGCGAAGACGCGCCCGCCCGTCGTCCTCCGGTCCGTGGCTTGCCACAGCTCGCCGGCCAGGGCGACGCCTTGAGCGGCGGCGCCGACCTTGTCGCCGGCGGACATGCCTTTCAGGCCCTTGAACGTGCCGTCCGCATTCATGGTCAGGCCTTTTAGGTTTTTGCCGATCGCCGTAGCGTTGCCGACATGGGCGAGCATGGACGTGATGTTGTCGCCGCCGAACGCGCCGGCCGCCTCGCCGAATTGGCCAAGGGTATCGGACACATTCCACGCCGGCGGCCTGGACGCGGCTTCCTCGGCCGCGGTCGGAAACAAATGGCCGCCCGCTTTCTTTAGTTCCTTGGCCACGTCCTTAAACCGGCTGAAAAATTCCGCCGTGTCCGGCAGGCCGCCGATGTTCTTGTCGCCCATGAGGACGCCCAGGCCGCCCATGTCCTCGCCCGATACGCGGCGCCGGATGGTGTCGTAACTCGGGAAGGCGGCGAGCGCCTTTTTGGCCAGGCCCTTATACATTTCGTCCGCGGATTCGCGGCCCGACTTCTCGAAGTCGTCCGTGATCTTTTGATCCGCCTTTTCCCGCTGTTTCATAAACGAGTTAAGGTCCTTGACCTGGTCGTCATGCGCTTTCTTTTGAATGGCGGCCGCGGATTTTTTGGCCGCGGCCTCGGCGGCGGCGCGCGCGTGCTGTTCCTCTGTGCCGACATACTTGGGCGTACCGAGGACGCCGCGCCCGCCCATGTCGTTGAACGCTGCGCCGCCTCCGCCCAGGAGAACGCCCGCGCCGCCCATGTCCGGCGCGCTCGGCGGCGCCAGGCCTTTCATTTTCTGGCCGCCGAGCGTGATCAGCGAAAAGACCTGGTCAAGGCCGAGCGCGTAGCTGGCCATTTTCGCCAGGTCGGAAATGAAACCGCCTATCACGGCCTTGTTATCGCCGATGATTCGGGACAGGCCGGCAATGATTTCGATTACGGAGCGCAGGCCGGCGACCAGGTCCGGATTCGTCGCGATCGTGGCCGCGAATTGATTCTGTAGGCCCGCCCAGGTCAGGTTGAGCGTGTCCGTGGTGTCGCCGAGCTTGTCCAGGGCCGCGATCGTCTCGGAGTTAAGGACGGTTCCGAGTCGCGTCGCTTCCTCCGTCAAATCCATTGCGCCCTTGGCCAGCGGAAGCAAGGCCACGCCGCCCTTTCCGAGCAGGTCATACGCCGCGGCGGCCTGTTGCGCCTGCTCCGGCAGGGCGGAGATAGCGCGCAGGATTTCGTTTAACTGATCCTCCGGCTTGAGCGCGCGGAGCTTCGTCGCGGACAGGCCCAGGGCGTCAAACTTGCTCGGCGCGTCCACCAGGTTTTTTGAGAGCTTGAGCGAGGCCGTGGAAATTTCGTCCAGGCCTACGCCGACCATGGCGCCCGCGAATTGGAATTTCTGCAGGCTATCCGTGGATAGGCCCGTCTTCGCGGACATGTCCGCCAGGTCGCCGCCGAGCTTCGTGACGGACGCGACCATGTCATACACGGCGACCGGCACGGCCTTAACCGCGCTGACCAGCATTTCCGCGGCCTTGGTCGCCGTGCCGAAGCCGACGCCCAGGCCCAGGCCTTCCTTGAACGAAGACCCGAGCTTGTCCAGCATGCCAACCTGTTTTGTGACGTTGACCAGGCCCTCTAGCGTGGCCGGCAATTTCCCGCCCGCGGCGACGAGCGCGGTAACGCTATCGCGCAGGCCGGCGAGCTGGCCGCTAGCAACCTTGGAAACGCCGCCGGCTTTTTGAATGGCGATTTCGAATTCCCTGAGCTGTTGCGTCGCGCCTCGGCCGGTGAGCTTTTCCGTGAGGTCGCTAACCGACTTCGTAAACGTCTTGAACGACGCCTCCGCTTCCTTCGTGCCGCGGACGACGCCGGACGCGTCGACGGACAGCGTGTATTTGGTTTCGCCGCCCGCGCTCACAGGTCCGCCGCCTTTTTCATTCCCGCGGCCAGGGCCTCCGGAATCTCCGGCGCCAGGAGCATAACCGCCCGCTCGATAAACTTCGGCCCGCCGCGCGTGTGTTGTAGCGTCAGGTCCTCATGTTGAATAACGGACGAGCCGGCCAGGACGGACGCCGTAACCGTGCCGTCGCGGGCGGCCTGCGGCCTGGTCGCCCGGATCCGATTCTTTAGGTCGCCGTCCTCTACCGGCGCGTAATCCTTGGCCAGCTCCGCCATGCGTCGGGTCTTGTCCTCGAGGACGGCGCGCGCGATCCTTACGCCCGCGTCGCCCAGGCGCGCGAGGTCGCGCGAGATGGTTTGCGCGCCCGTGGCATTGATCCGGAAGACGAACGGCATTATTCCTCGTCCTCCGCCACGTAACCGGGAAAGTAGGACGCCAGCTCCGAAAGGCCCGGCTTGTCCGTGATCATTGCGCGCAGGAGATAGACGGTCATGGCCAGGACCTCGAGGTCACGGCTCCGGCGCCAGCGGCGGCCCTCGTCCATGGCCATAAGCTCGCGCGGGTCACAGCGCGCAACCTCCCATGGCTTGAGGCCGAGGCGATACCCGAGTTGATCGCATAGCCGGTCAAGGTCCTCCGGGTCGTCTAACCGCCCGCCGCCGGCTCCGCTTTTGGGTCCTGGTCCACGTCCGGCGCCGGCGGCGTGGCGCCCTCCATGGCCAGGCGAACCTTTTCCGCCTCGGCCTCCACGTCGAGCGAGTAGCCGAGGATGCCGCTATAGAAGACACACGCCCAAATCGGCCCGACCAGAGGACCCATGCCGCGGTCCTCCGTTTCTAGCCGGTCGTCAATCCATTTGCTAACGGTTTCCTCTGTGAGCCGCGGATTGTCGTGGCGCAGGCCGGCGTGTAGAAACGCTATTTGGACCTCGAGGTCAGTGTTTCCTGTGCTGTTCCCTTCGGCGTCCAGGCCCATGACGTCCTCGCGAAGCAGGCGCAGGAGCGGCTTGCCGAAACGATTCTTGAGGTCACGCGCCTCCGCCGTCTTGTATTTGAGCGTGCGCTCACGGCCGCCCACGTTCACAACGAACTTTTTCAACGGGCCTCCCTTACGTGGTCGTCGATCGCGTCACGGTTGCGCCCGAACCGAGCTTGAGCGTGATGGAGTTGTCCAACAGGACGCCATGCGCGCCGCTGATCGGCGTTACGGAAAAGATTCGCACAGGCGAGAGGATGAAAGATGGATTCGTGCTCGAGGCCGCGGCGTCCACGGGCCGAAACTTCAGACGGAACGGCGTGGACGCGCTCCAGAGCGTGTAAAACTTCTTGTCAATGCCGGCCGTGCCGAAGTCCTGACGGTGCACCAGGGTCACGGGCGCCGAGGTCAGGCCAGGGAAAAACGTTTCCGCGCTGTCGCCCATGACACTGTTGGCCAGCTCCGCCTTGGACAGCGGAAGCTCGATTGACTTGTTTGCGTCGACCTCCGTATAAACCGCGGAGCCGGTCGACGTGGTAAAGGCGACGTATGCATTGGACAACAGAACAGGGTTGGCCACGTTTTGATTCCTTTCCTTCCGCCGTTACGTCAGCGGCTCAAGAGACAACAGCGCGGCGGCGTTGACGGACGTGCCGCCCGTCTTCGTGAGGACGACCCGCCAGTAATCGTCGACGGCGACCGGCCCGACCAGTTCCGTAACGATCCGGTTCGCGGCCGTGGTGACGGCCGTCAGCGTGAGGCGCGTAATCGCCGTAGTGAAGCCGGCGTTATCGTCCGACTCCACGGTCAGGACCCAGGAGCCGCCCGTGATCGCGAAGACGTGAAGCGTCACGACGAGCTTTTGAGTCGCTGACAACACGCCGAGCTGGCGGCCCGTGCCGGTTGTCGTCGCCGCATACGTGGCCTTCGGCAGGACAATCGTTTGCCGATAGATCGTGCCCGCGCGCACGCGCGAGGTCAGGTCAAACGGCAACAGGTCGCCATGCTTGCCGCCAAACGTCAACGTGTACTGTGCCGAGCGGATGGTGTAAGCGATATTTCCGCTTGCGCCCGGCGCCGCCGCGGGCGCGTAAGGCGGACAGATGGTCAGCGGCCACTCCGCGCTATCGGACAGGACGCGCGGATGGAGTATTTCGTCTTCCTCGCCCGGCCCGGCCGCAAAGAATCCGGCGACCTTGGCGTCAATGGTCGCGAGGCCCGGATAGAAAACCTCGGCCGTGTCGCCCATGCGGCTATTGGCCTTGTCCTGCTTCGTGGCCTTGAGGTCGATATTGTTTACCTGACCGTCTAGGCTGTAACCTCCAAGCCATATGTTGGCGTTGTCCAACAGGACCGGGTTAGCCATTGGCGTTAGCTCCCTTCGGGAAACTTGTTCCGCACGCAAGGCAGGTCATGCGCTGGACGGCCGGACCCGTGGACGTGTCCTCGAGGTTGTCCCGTTCGCCACACTGGGGACACTTCGGCCCGGCCGGCTCCGGCTCCGGGTCGTCGGCGAGGACCGCGACCGTCAGCGATTGAACGGACTGAAGCAGGCGGAAGGCCTCCGCCTGTATGGCCTGCAGCTCGAGGGCGACCGCGCGCTTATCCACGCTGTTTCCTCACGTGGTAATTGGCCACGTATCGCCACCGCTGGTTTTGGTCCTGGCCGAGTGAGAACGGCGGCCCGTCGCTGGTCACGTGGAAATAGACGCGCCCGTTTATGGTCGTGTCCTGCAGGTTGTCCAGGAGGACGTGATACGCGTTCGCGCGCGTCCGCGCCGTGGCCATGGACGGCGACCGCGCCATAACCTGGACGTCCTGCAGTTCCGAACCGGGCGCGCTTAGGCTTGCGCCCATGGTGTAATCATCGGACGGCCGGCTGAGGTAATGGGTCATGGCCACCATAGCGTCCGGTTGCTCCGGCATAGGCCCTTCAACTAGCGTCGGCGTCGAGCCGGACGCGGCCTCCGTCACTAGCGGGTCAAGGTACGTGATCAGGTCAGATATGACCGGCACGGCCGCCGCGCCTTTCTTGCGTCCGCGTGACCTCGGCCACGCCGTGACGGATGAGTTTGTCCGCGGCCGGCGCCGGAAGCGTGACCACGTCGCCGGCATTCCACGGCGCGTCGCGGACCAGGAACAGGACCTCGAGCGGCGCCTTCGGTTCGGCCGCCGGCGTGGCCGCGTGCGGCGTGTCGGGCGCGTCCATAGGTTCGCTCATGCCGTCCGCCTTCCTCACAAAAGGATCCGGGTATGGTCAAGGGTCAGGCCGCGCATCGGCTGGACGGCCATAATCGGCGGTTGATTCGGATTGAATCCGGCCGGCAGGGTAATCCTCGAGCGCGTGTCCAGCGGGATACGGTCCGGGATAATCACGGCCGCCGTCGAGCGGACCTCACGTCCGCCCGGCATGATGATCCTTTCCGACCAGGCGAGGACCTGCGCGGGATAGCTGACGGCCGTTCCGTACGTGGCCGCCTGCTCGCTGTCCTGGCCTGTGTACGGCTCGATAATCACGACGTCCTCCATAAGCGAGAGCAGCGACGAGTCAAGGGTCATTTGCGCTTCCTCGCCGCCGGCAACCGGCGCCGCTCTTTCGCGACGCCCTGGGTCAGGCGTGACACGTCCTCAATAAGCTTCACGCATCGGACCTGCGAGGCCAACAGCTCGCGCCGTAGAGTCGCGTTCTCAACCGATAGCACGTCGTTTTTATTGAGGGCGTCCGTCAGGCGTTGATTGACCAGGTCGTGAATGACTTTCGAAACGTCCTTCAGTTCCATCAGGCGCATGATTTCGTCGCCCGAGTGGGCGGCCAGCGTGGCCGTGACCTGGTCCGTGCCCTTGACCAGTTCCGCGGTTTTGATGAGCAGGTCGTGCCGGACCTCTTCTGTCTTCGCCGCGATAACGACTGCGCTAGCCGCGACCGCGCGCGTATCGGCCGCTACGCTCCGCGCCGCCGCCTTGGTTTCCTCCACGACGACGGCCGCAAGCTCCGCCTTGCGTTCCTCGTTCGCCCGGTTTTCCGCGGCCAGGGCGCGCACAGTGCTTGCCTTTCGCCGCTCCCTGATTTCGTAGAGCGCGCCGTTGACGACAAGGGCGGCTATCATGCCGAGCTGACCGTAGGCGGTAGCGTCCGGCATTTAGGCGGCCATCCTGACCCAGGGCCGGAGCAGGCCGACGCATGCGGCCGGAAGCGCGGTCGGCCCGGACTCATTGAAGCGGACGCGCATCGGTCCGACCTGCTTTTCCACGATATTGCTGTCCGTGCCGCGCGACGTGTACCAGCTCTTGACGGCCTCCACGGCGGCCTTTTCCACGTCGGCCGGGAGAGTCTGGACTATGACCGTGGAGCTGGCCGGCGCGACCTCGAGGGCGAGGGCGCCGCCCGTCACGACGAGCTTGGAAATGGTCGGCGTACCGGCGACCAGGAACCGGCCGTTATTGGCGGCCGTGGCGAAGCCGCTGGTTACGATCGGGTCGCCGGCCGTGATCAACGCCGGGAATCCGCCGGCCGAATCGTTGAACGAATTGTCCGCCGCCGCCGCCGAAACCGTAGACGCGGCGAGCAGGTTTTGCGGCGGTAGTAAATAGCCGGCCGTGTAAGCCACTGTGAAAGCCGGTTCCTCGCGCCCAGGAAGCGGCGTCCCATAGCGCGGAAACCTTTGCCAGCCATTCAAACCGAGGCCGATTTGAGCGGTCCACGTCCAGCCGGCGCGCCGGTAGATCGTTCCTTCGTCCGCCTCGCCGATCGAGTAATCCGTATAGATCGCCGCGTTCGAATCCACGATTGACGCGACGGCGACGAGCGGCGTACGGCGGACGGACAGATACGGCCCTTCGTATCCCGGCAGGGTTTCGCGGTAGGCCTCGCGTTCGAAGCTCCGGTGACAGTAGGATCGGATGGCCGCCGACGCCTGGTCAATGAGCTGATCGAACAGGGCGTCATCCGCCGTGGACGTGACATTGAGGGCGAGCTTGACGGCGGCCCGCGTCGTGAGCCGCTGGCTTGCGGCGGCCGTGGTGACGGTCAGTGTCACGGGTCAACGCCTCGTCTTTCGCGCGGCGTCCGCGACCATTTTGTTAGCCGGCGGCCCGTCCGGCGCCTTTCGCTCGGCGAAGTACGCGTCACGCTCCGCCTTGCGCGCGTCCGTGTCGTTCAAAACCTCAACCTCCGGCTCGACGAGTTGCCGGTCCGGCTCGCCCTTGGCCATACCCGGCGCCGGGTCCGCGTACCCGTTCGCGACCAGCCAGGCGGCCTCCTGGTCCTCAAAGCCGGCCCGCTCGCCTTCGTTGACGTTCTGATACCGGCGCCGGAGCGTTAGCAGTTTCATACCGGATCCGGCAGGCCGCCGGCGGCCTCGAGTTGCCGTTGCCAGGACACGGGCGCGGCCATGATTTGGCGGTAGAGAAGCAGGGCGTCCGCCTGGACGAAGTCTTCCGGTCCGTCTATGTCCGGCGTCCGCTCCGTCTTGAATAGCTCCACGCGGCCAGCCAGGCGCCTTCCCGTGGCCATTAAAACGTCCGCCCTGGTCACGTACACGGATCCGTCCTCGGCAAACATGACCTCGCGCGCCGTGAGGTCCTGGCGCCGCGGGCGGCGTGGACACTGTGAGCGCCAGGCCGGAACGCTCGGCCGGCCCGTGCCGCCGGCGCGGCCCTCGTCATAGCCGTAGCCCTCCGATTCCTTCCACCAGACGAAGTGAAGCGGATAGCCGGTCAAGAGCGAGTCGGCGCCGGTCGCCTCGAGCCGGTCAATGCACGCGTCCACCAGGCCCGGCGACCGGACGGGTACGGTCGGTTGAAGCAGAACGACCAGGTCCGGCCGCGCGCCGTCGCGCTCGGTCATGACGTCGACCGCGTGCACCATGACGGCGTCCGTTGAGGCCGTATCCGTGGCCAGGTCCGCCGGCCGCTTGATCAGCTCGGCGCCGCCGCACGCCGCGGCCACGGCTAGTATTTCGTCGCTGTCGCTGGACACGGCGACCGTGGACACGCGCGCGGACTGGGTCGCGGCCACGATTGACCATTCCAGGAGCGGCCGGCCGGCGAGCTTGCGGAGATTTTTCCCCGGCAGGCCCTTCGATCCGCCACGGGCCGGAACGATCGCGAGGACGTTCATAGGATGCCGCCCCGCGAACGCTGTTCCCATCGGCGAATCCATTCCTGCTCCGTCTGTATGACGCCGTCATACGTTTGCGCCTGGGACACGGCCTGATCTTTCATGGCTAGCGCCTTGGCCAGGACCTCACGATGCGCGCGCAGGGCCTCGCCTACCATGCCGCCCTCGTCCTCGTATCCATAGGCGCGCTCCGCGGAGAGAAGGGCCGCAGACGGGGGAATAACGACCTTGATGCCGGCGCCCTCGCAACGGCCGAGCCAGTATTCGAAGCAAGGCCGCTGTATGGCGTACTCTTCCGAATGGCGCATGTCCGCGCCCCACACTTGGATTTCCGCGAAGCGGCCCTCGAGCAGGGCGAGGGCGACCATGTAGGCCAGGCCGTTTGTGAAGTAGCGCCGGCCGAGGCCGCGGACGACCTCGTCAATGGGATACGGGCGGACACAGGGATACTCCGGCCGCGCCTCGAGCATGTAGATCGGCTTGCCGTGATTCTTTCGGAGGAAAGCATCCTGGTCCGCCCACACTTCCGGCTTGAGGTTCGCGGCCGACCACTCCGGCCTATGGAAGTCAAACCAGCGCGACCAGCGCGGTATGTACGGATGCAAATGGTTGAGGCCCCACACTTCGAAACTGTCATCCGCATACGGCGCCTGGTCGCGGTTCCCTTCCCAAAAGCCGGCAAGGATCAGCTTGTTACGGTCCTGCAAACGGGCCTAGCTCGCTGACGCGGGCGTTTCGTCGGCGCCGGCGAAGACGATCACGGCCGCGCCAAGGGTCACGGTCGATCCGGTCGCCGTGGTGTTTCCCGCGTGCGTGAATTTCACCCTGATAAACTGCTTCGCGCCGCGGAGGTCAACGCTGGACTGATAGGTGTTGTTGCTGACCTGGCTTGTCGCCGTGGTCGCGCCCGCGAACGCGCGCGTTGAAAACGTCGCCAGCGCGGTAAACGACCCGCCGGACGACGTGCAATGGACGATCGACCCGCCGACCGTGACCGTATTCGCCGTGGTCAGGTCCAAGCGCACAGGCAGAATCACCTTACAGGACCGGAAGCGGCGCGGCAGGGCGAGCAGATTGATGGTTACGCCCGTGGACGAAACGGCCGTCGCGGCGACGTATGAGCCGGAATCGAACGCGGCGCCGGCCAGGCTTCCCATGACGCCGTGGAAAAAGTGACCGGCGTTGGATGCAAGCGCGGGATTCATGTCTAGTTCCTCGTTTCTAAGGGCGGCCGGTTCCTCCCCCGACCGCCCTCGGTTTACCTGGCCGTCTTACGCGTAAGCCGAGCCGGTCAAGACCACGGCGCCGACGTCGTGACGCGCCGCGAAGTCGTGACGCGAGATTGCCCGGATAACCGACTCGTCGCGCGACACGCCGGACCGGATGGTTCCGTTGTCGTCATAGGCCGCGTTCGGGAAGGTCTCGATATCCACCAGGTTCGAATCGCCGAGCATGAATTCCGGCGCGCACACAAGGTAGATTTCCGAGTCGGCGCCGCCGCCGAGCGTATTCGGGATTTGGTTTGTCACGTGGACCTGGAATCCCATAAGCCGCTTGGCCGTAAGCTCGGTTGCAAACGGCGTGTTCCCGTTGAGGTCTGACAAGGACATGAGGCCCCAGAACGTGCGCGGCGTCATGAGCCAATGCGTTGTATCCGGCGAAACGTCGACGTTCGCTTCCTCGAGCGTGCGCACGGCCTTGTGAAAGTCGACGCGCGCGGTCGCCAGGGTTACGCCCGTGGTCGCGAAGACGTTGCCGGCGGCGAGCAGGTTGCGGATGCCGGTCGGCGTGTTGACGAGGCCCGTACCGCGCAAGAAAGCCAGGTCCTCACGCAGGGCCATGACCTTGATAAGGTCGTCGCGGACGAACGTATCGGCCTCGCCGCCGCTGAAAAGGATCAGGTCGTTCGAAATGGCCGTCAAGGCCGTGAGCTTTTTCCAGCTCATGTTGAGCGTGCCGACCGTCTGGACGGACGGCGTGATGTTGTCGCCCTCCCCGATGTACGTCGCCGTCCCGCCAGTCAGTTGCTTCCGCATACTGAGAGCGCCGGTCGGCATGGGAACGTGCCGGAGGCCGCTAAGGCCGCGGATTAGTGCCTTGTTACGGAGCAGTTCGATAAACTCCCTGCTCGCCTCATGGACGATCAGGTTGCCGGCGGAGAGCGCGTTACTGACCTGGAGCGGCGCCTTGGTCCGGCCTTCCCGTACGGCCTTGGCGACCTCCGCGAAGACGGCCCATGTCGGATCGTTCTCGCCCCAGTGCGCGGACACGGCCGCGGCCACGTCCTCCGCGCTCTCCGGACTGCCCGTCTTGAGCAGCGCGGGAAGCGCGCGCGCGCGCGCCATTCGGACCAGGAGCAGGCCGGAGCCGAGCTTCGCGGGCGCCGGCGCGGCGGCCTTGGTCTGGCCGTCCAGGAGCTTTTCCAGGACCGACGTCTGTTTGCCCGTCGCCTCCGCCAGGCCGGCCGTGATCGCCGGCCCTACGGCCTTCGAAACCGACTCGGCAATCAAGGCGTTAAGGTCGGCTTCCGTGAGCTTCCGGCTTGCATCGGTCGGCGCCGGCACGACGGCGGTAGACATTGCGTTCTCCTTTTAGTCCAGGCGGCCAGCGGCGCGCCGGAGTTGTGCGGATACAGCGGCAGCGACGGCGCCGCGGACGGCGTCGGCGACGGCCTGCGGCGTTACGATAAAAGTCGGTTCGGGCGGCGGCGTGGCCGGATGGACAAGCTCGAAAACGATCGGCGCCGGCGTGTCCTTGATCAGCTCCGGCGAATACGCGGCCTCGTCGTCCTCGGCCGCGACTTGTGACAGGAC